ATTAGACCTGTTAATTGGGTTCTCGACAAAAATGATCCACATAATAGAACTTTTGGTTGTGCAGCTGGATTAATAAAATCTTTGCATAAATTTGAATTGTCTTCTATATAGTTTGCTATATTATAACCTAATTGTGCTGCTTGAGTCATACCTAAATAAGTCAGACTACTGTCTACCATTTTTTCATTGGTAGGTTTATTATGTATTGAATTTCCGTGTCTTATAAAATATATGACAACTTTACCTTTTTGTTCGATAAAATCTTTATCCTTATTACTATTATGATAAAAAGCATTTTTGAGCCATGCTCTTAATGTTTCATCGTCTATTTGATTATAACTGTCCTTCGTACAATACAAGTATTTTTTTCCGCCTCCTTTATTTTTATCTTGTTCAACTTGTTCATTTTCCTCAACAGTATTATTATTGCATGCCTCCTTACTAGCAAAAGCACCCTTATCTGGAAATCCTGGGTCTACAATTTCTATCTTTATACCATCTTCATTTACACCATCTTTGTTTGGTTTTTCTATTTCGATACGTATAGTAAAATTGTTTGCATATGCATTACATTTTACCCCACAATTTGTTTTGTCTGGTGCTGATGGAGCGATTTTTGTCAAAGGTATAAGAGGGTCTGTTTTATCAGCTGTACTACCTTGTTTCTTCATACGATTATGATGTGATACTATTACACATGTTACGTTACCTTTGTTGTCTTCCTTTACGGTTCCCTTTATATACTGTGCATACATCCTCCATTTATCCTGTGTATCTATATCTTTACATCTCTTTTGACTACTACTACTACTATTAATAATACTAAAAATACCACTCCTTAAAAAAGAACGTTCCTTGGCAGGACCTACCATTGCTCTCCTGAAATTATTATTAGGCTCGCCAAATGATAAAGCTTTTTGTCTAGCATCCTCAAACACGTTACCAATACCCGTATCTCTACGCCACAATTTATACATATCGTCGCGATCAATCTGTTTAACGTTGGTTGCTGGTTGTTGTTCAAGTTCAAGTATATTCAGACCTGCTACTCTTTCTTGTGTACATGGTAAAATCGTTAGTTTATCAACTAATCCTGGAAATTGGTTTTGGGTTTCCCCTGTATTATTAATTTGGTTATTATTACTATTCATGTGTTGTATCTTATATTATATATTTATAAAATAATAAATGTTGATTATTTTATAATTCGTATCATAATACCTAAATTATTCTATTACTATAGTATTCAATTAGTATGATTAGTAAATATTCAAAAAAGTTAGTAGAAAACCTACCAGAAAAACTATCCAATCAGCACGAACCAATAGTAATCGACTTAATTTTAGACGGAGGATTGATTAACGGAAGTTATCTTATAGGAGCCCTCAGTTTTTTGAAAGAAATGGAACACAAAAACTATATAAAAATACGACGCATATCAGGAGCAAGTATAGGTGCACTTATGGCATTCATATACTTGTCAAATGATATCGATTACATGAATGATATAGGTGATACACTTGTAAAAAAAATAAAGGATAATTATAATTTATCTTTTATTGCCGATATAGAATCTCTCATACAAAAGAATATACCTGATAATATTTGTGAATTAGTAAACGATAAATTATTCATATCATACTACAACGCGCAAAAAGTAAAAAAAATAGTAAAGTCGACATACAAATCGAAAGAAGAGATTTTCAAAACAATCACCAAATCTTGCTATTTGCCCTTTGTAATAAATGGTGGTCTTCTATATGAAGACAAATATGTAGATGGTTTCACCCCCTTTATCTTCAAGAAGGAGTCCAACGTAAAAATACTGCATATAGAATTACTAAGTAGTGACAAATTTATAGACGCATTTAGTATAAAAAATGAAAACTCATTTACACATCGTTCTTTATCAGGCATTTTAGATATACACAACTTTTTTATAAAGGGTACTAAAACTAATATGTGTAGTTACTTGGATGAATGGAATGTCAAAAACAAACTAATGTTCAAAATTAAATTATCTTTTGAAATGATGTTTGTCTACACAGTATATGCTATAATATATGCAAAAAAATATATATTTCCATATATTGAAGATAGTTTGTTTTCTAAAATAACAGCTGTTATAATAAAGGATATATGGCTTGAGATGTTGCGTCATTATTGTATATAATGGGGACGGGACCTGGGTTTCCTGAGTGTGCGCGTGTATGTGTCCTATATATAGGACCATTATATTCTATGGTTTATTCTTTCTGGTTCTCTTATTCTTACCATATATTAGTTTAAATAATTTGTTTTGTCTACTTTTTTCAGCGTTGGATGCTTTTTTCTTAGCACGCTTATTTTTCTTGGTCTTTGGTTTTGTTAGTTTATTCTGTTTTGTCTGTTTGTTTTGTTTTGACGAAGAATTATTTGATTTTCTTGATGTAGACTTTTTATAAGAACCATTACTACTAGCCGATGGTTTATAATTCAAAAACCATTCTTCGAATTCAGGCGAGTTTCTATCATTCTTCAGTTTCAAATACATCTCGTTTTTGTGAGAACGAATTTCCTCGACACTTTCTTGATGACCATAGCAATTAATACTGAAACGCCGCAATAATCCTTTTTGTGCTAACCGATTTTTTTGTTGCACGTCAAACAAGAATTGCGACATACATAATATTCTATCTTTGAATTCTGAAAAGTATTGTCTGTTCGTGTATAGAAAAGCTAAATAAAAGTTCAACATAGTATCGATCGTGGCTACTCTAATCTTTTCACCTTTGATGTTTAAAACGTTGTAACTGTGACATGCGATCGGCTTGTAAATAAAGGCGATGGTGTCGTTGTTCACACGGACTTCATAATGTACAGGCACAATTTCGCCTACTGGTTCCCTTTTTTTTATTGATACATTTGTGATATCAACATCTGCTAATCTTTCTTTTATAATTTGCGCAGTTACATCTGGTTCTTTGGATAAGACATCAAAATCCGCTATTTTCTTTAATTTATGACCTATTTTTTTGGGCATATATTTTGAGTACAAAGAAATTGCATAACCACCAAAGAAAATGGCTCCTTGGTTAATAAATACATCTTTGACGGTGTTGTATATAATTTCTTCGTTGTTTTCATTCTCCATGTTTCTTTGGAAATCGATCTTTTCACAAGAACTGTTTTTTAATGGATAGTGTTTATTCAAAAGCATGATTCGTTTTAATACCTTTTCCCAACGACTAGTGTCACCTGCAGGTCTCGATAACTCCAGATACATCGCCATACGCAAAAAGTTCGGCGGCGCATACAATATCCCAGCAACCCTAACCGATTCTTTTTTCAAATTCATGTAAATTTCTTTGGAAAGTAATGTAATATCCGCAACAGGTATGAAGTTTACGAAAACTTTGTATGTACCGTAATGTTGGCCAGCTTTAGCTTCGACTTCTTCAAAACCATTACGATAATATATGTTCGCCAACTCTTTCGCATCATTCAACGCGTTATGTGAAAAAAAGTCGTAATCTGGTATTTCCACATCTTTATTGTAGAATTGGTCTTTAACAGGCAATATGTTGTTGATTGCAGTACCACCGTAACAGATTAGATTCTTACGTTTCAAAAAACCTTCTACAATTGATATAATTTGGGTTATTTCTGGTGAGTTTAATTTTCTACGCGCAAGTTTATCTCCAGCGTTGTCAACTGCCATTCTTAATATAGCCAATTCACAATCCTCAAAGGTACCTTGACATTTATTAAAGTTATTTTTCATACGTGTATATATATAAATATATATATAAATCTATAAATATACAAATCTATAAATATACAAATATACAAATCTATAAATTCATTCGAAATCTAATAATAGTTTACGTGCTAAATAAATATCAATATGAGGATAACTAACCAATATATCAGATAATTCCCTTCTAAAATTACTATTTATAACGTCTAGTTCTGGTTGACTCCACCACAATTGATTTCTATATTGAGAATATCTCAGGTCGAATACATAAATTACCTCTCTGCATACATCAAACGTCACACTCTTATTTTTTGTTCTTGATATTATAGTATTATTAGTATCAGTATCATTATCATTATCAGTATCATTATCTTGATAGATTGGTAAACTATCATAACTACGGGTGTATAGAAGCATAAATTGTTTTTTTCGATAATATAAATAACGTGTAATTTTTTATATTATTTTTAAAAATATGATATTTTTGATTGGTTAGTGCTTAGTTAGTGGTTAGTTAGTGCTTAGTTAGTGGTTAGTTAGTAGTGTGTCTTAGAAATTAAAACTGTAATAATCAGTAGAAACATTACGTGTACCGTAAGAATATTTAGGGTTTTGAGGGGTAGGATCCTTAACCATGATTGGTTTATATCGCAGTTTCTGTGGTCTGAGTGCGAATGCATAAGTCGCCTTGTCGAAAAACAACGCATTTTCTTCTAAATATTGGTCTACATATTGATATCTCATCGCTACCATTTGGCATCCGTATGCTCTACATAACATGGAACTAGGATTAACAGGATTACTACCACTATCGGGGAACACAATTGTCATCCTTTTTTTGTTATATTCGGTAAGTTCGTGCACATCTGGGTTTCCATAAATATCACTATATTTGTATGCTCTCATGAAAACTGAATTACTCGCTAGATTTACATATTCCATTAGGTCCTCATTCTGCAAGAAAGCAGTATTGGAACGGTCAACAATCAACAAACATTTGTTCATTAGTTTTGTAATAGGTACTTTACCCATATTGGTATTCTTGTTTTCATAACTATATTCTTTACCCAACATGATGTCATCATATGACGGAAAAATCGATGCTAAATTAGACAACATCGTTTGATTGTTACTCATTATACGTAAATGGATTAAAATAGGGTCATTAAAATTGGGAGCTGTTCCACTACTGAATGCATAATTAGCAATCGTGTCCATTACATCGGAAAAGTTGACATAGTTGAAGGTTTCTTTTACATAGTAATTATCGCTTGTACTAGTGGCAACGACAGGGTTGTTATTGATTGAATAGATTTCAAAATCCAAACATCTTACACCTTGTTTTAAGACGCTTTTTAAACTACATACATCGACGTAATTGTTCTTATAACTTCCACCTGAACATGCGTTATATGCCGTTTTAATGTAATAATCATATAAATTTCCCGAACAATCTGGGTCTGATGGGTCTATCGACCTAATATTTCCATCCACCGTTCCATATAGGGTATCCATGTAGTTACACTCTGCTTTACGTAATGTTCTCAAATAAATTAGATAACTAACTATGCAAATTAATACAGTAAAAACTGCTATTATAAGAATATATGATACGTGTTTCTCATTCATATCTTTAATCATCGAAAAAGATAAAGCTTCATTTTTTGTTAAATCCATCGTTATATTAATATAGGATTTTTATATTATTATTATCAAATCTATTAAATAATTATTATTATTATAATTTAATAGTATATTATGCCAGGTGGATTGCTTAATCTAGTAAGTGCAGGTCAACAAAATGTAATATTAAATGGTAACCCTAGTAAAACTTTTTGGAAAACTACATATGCAAAATATACCAATTTTGGTAAACAAAATTTCAGAATAGATCTCGAAGGAAGCCCCATGTTAAATTTAACCTCTGAAACTCTTTATACATTCAAAATTAAACGATATGCTGATTTGCTAATGGATTGTTATTTGTCTTTTGAATTGCCCAACATATGGAGCCCAATTTTACCTCCTAGAAAAATTGTGAACCCAGACGGGAGCGAGGGTTACACCGATTGGGCGCCTTATGAATTCAAATGGATAGAAAATTTAGGTGCACAGTTAATTAGCAAAGTAGTAGTGAACTGTGGGAATCAGAAGTTGCAAGAATTCACAGGCGATTATCTATTGTCCGCGGTTCATCGCGATTTTAGTACAACCAAGCTTGATTTATTCAATCGAATGATAGGCCATGTTCCAGAACTAAATGACCCTGCTAATGCGGGTCCATATGTAAACACATACCCAAATGCATATTTTACTGACAATCCTGCTGGAGCTCAACCATCTATCGGCTCGCGAAGAGTTCTTGTTCCGCTGAATTGTTGGTTCAACCTAAAAAGTCAAATGGCATTTCCTTTAGTGTCGTTGCAGTATAATGAGTTGACTATTCAAATAACAATACGTCCGATAAGCGAACTATTCAGAATACGAGATGTTCTTGATTATAATAACAATTACCCTTATGTTGCACCTAATTTCAACCGAACATACGATCAAATGCATAGATTTTTACAAACACCTCCTGATGTGGAGTTAGGGATAAGTTCTTATATAGATACACGAAGTGTATGGTTCCCTGATGTTAACTTGAATTGCACTTATTGTTTTTTGTCAAACGACGAATCTAAACTATTCGCGAAAAATGAGCAAAAATATTTATTCAAACAAGTACACGCAAAACGATTTTATAATGTAACAGGTAGTAACAAAGTACAGTTAGATTCTATTGGTATGGTGTCAAGCTGGATGTTTTTTTTTAGACGAAGTGACGCGAATTTGAGAAATGAGTGGTCAAATTATACGAATTGGCCTTATGACTACCCTCCATCACCTGCTGTACCTGCTAGTAGTACTGGGGCTTATCAAAACCCAAATCAATTATCACCGTACAAGAATATTGGACCTGGAACAAATCCAGATGGTACCTTAAGTGGGCTTGCTATATCGGGTGTGTACAATCCGCAAAACTTGAAAAGTATCTTAATTGGTTTAGGTATATTGGTTGATGGCGAGTATCGAGAAAATATATTACCTGCTTACGTTTATAACTATGTGGAGAAATATGTGCGAACAGCTGGCAAGGCACCAGATGGACTTTACTGTTACAACTTTACTCTTGATACGTCGCCATTTAATCTGCAACCCGCAGGTGCCATGAATATGAGCCGTTTTACGAATGTAGAGTTTGAGTTTACAACCATATCACCGCCTTTTGACCCTTATGCACAGGTTCTTACTGTTTGTGATGAAAACTCAGGGGAAGTTATTGGTATAAACAAACCTACCTGGAGAATCTATGATTATAACTTTGACTTGTATGTCTTTGAAGAAAGGATAAACATGGTCACATTTGTTGGTGGTAATGCAGGTCTAGTATATGCCACTTAACCAGAATATAGATAGATAGTTTCAAAATTATATTATTATTGAATGTAATTATGAGTAATTATGACAAGTATGCATTTGACGCTAATGGGCCATCATCTGTATAATCACCCAGTATACTGTAACGAACAGGATAATTGGGCGTGAATTTTAAATTACCCTTTTTACTGTTTTTATTATATTTGGAGTCATGCATCTCTCTGTCTTGATTGGATTGAGATGACCATGTATCACTACCAAAATTTGCCTGGGCAACCTTGCCAAACTTATTATTATTAATGATTGCAGACGTTGTACCAATATCACTTGTTAATTCTGAATATCTAGGTGCTTGACTGAATGTCAATTTCCCCGATTCATTATTTCCAGGCACTTCCTTGGTTTGTTTATTTTTACGGGGTGGTTCGTCTGGGTCGCATCCTGGACAATCAATATCGGAGGTGCACTGGTGACCTGTAATATAACAGCGCGAATTACCGCACATATTTTTACAGGTATAAACAGAATTGATAGGTAAGTCAACACGATGTGTATACTCTGGGTTATGTGTGTCGTAACCTTCTTTGTTATATTCTTTATTTACTACATAAATAACATAATATACAACTATTAGTAATAAAAAAACAGAGATAATTAGGCGAATATTTATATTCTTTTTACACGCATTAATAATTGAATTGACTTGTTTTACTCTCATATATTTATTTTATATTATATTATAGTCGTAATCATATTATTATATTTAATAATAAAGTAAATTATATTTTATTATTTTATTAATTTATTATAAGTGATATGTCTAAATATGATGAGGAAAGAAAAAAAATTACAAAATATCTAACTGAGGTTATAGGTAAGATTATATTAATAATATTATACTTTATTGCGTCAACAGCTGTTCTTTATGGTTGTAAGGCGTCAGTATCAGGGACAATTCCTACAAATGGTGAGTACTACCCATTCACAGATGATAAAAAAGGTCCAGAACCAGTTGATGGTGAAAAGGTTAGTAATATATTTACTACAATTTTCTTAGACCCTAATCGTTCCGAAAAAATTAGTTTTACAGATTCAGAAACTAGAGAACAAAATAAAGGTGGTTGGTTGATTGATTTAGTAAAAAGTTTTGCTGGAAAGAAAGAGGATATGACATGCTTAAAAAAATACGTATGGAATGTTTTAGCCCCTTTAGTTTCTTTTGATTATAAGATGCTAGTAGGGGTATTAAAATACATGCATGATAATTTGTGGGAATGGTTGATTGTGGCAGGTGGTCCAATATTTATGATGTTTGTATTATTTGGATTAGTTATTTTGAATTTTGGGTATTTTTCGTTTTTATGGTTTGCGAATATGGTTTTATTTTTTGAATATAATGATTGTCAAGAGTGTACGATGCCACCCCCCGAAGAAGCCGCAGCAGTAGTGGCAAAATCTCTAGTCTCTGCGACACCTGCAGGACAGGTACTTAAGGTGGCATCTACAGTACCTGTTGTACCTCCTGTTGTACCTCCTGTTGTACCTCCTGTTGTACCTACTGGGTTACCTCCTGTTGTACCTCCTGTTGTACCTCCTGTTGTACCTACTGGGTTACCTCCTGGGTTACCTAAGTTGACGGGCGGAGATAACAAAGATACAACTCCAGATACAGATAAGGTAATGTGTCGTGTACCTACCGAAATCGGCGAGACGGTTATCACTGGTCTATATATAACATTCAAAGTAATATTTTTCGTGATAATATTCTTCATGGGATTCTTCACAGGGGTAACTTGGTTTCTACAGATCTTTATAATTGTCTCTATATTCCTGAGTATTGTTACATTCGTCTCTAAAATAGAAGTTGATGATAATGGTAAGGGAGGGAAAGATAGTTCTTTCAAGGGCGTTATGTGGAAATTATTCAGATTTTACAAAGTTATTATTACGTTTGTGATTGTTTATATGATGATTAAACTTGCGAAGAAAGACCTAAGTGGTCCAGCTGCATATGGTGCATTTGCAGCAGCTGGATTGATTGCATTATTTAGTTTTTGTACTCTTTTTATACGAAGAGATATACCAAGTATGACACCAATCATAGAAAAACCAGTTAAAATAAAAATACGTCCGAGTGATGTCATTAAATCATCAGAACAAAAAGGGGGTAGTAATATGAAATGTGGCACAATTTATCGTACAAAAGATGTTAACCAATTAATCAAGAATATCAAGAAGGTGTCTAAACAGTTGTTGTACGTCATCTAATTAATAAGATTTATCATCTTTTTTTACAATAATTAGTTAAAAATATTTAAAAAGATAAATTATTTATATTATATATTCTATGGCAACTACCAACATCATAAAGGCATTCAATAATCATTTTACAGAATTTGTCGAAGACATTACTCGTGTTTTTCCTGATAATGTGGACGTATTATCTGCAAAAAATGCTCTAACAAAAATAAGAAAGGTAAACCCAAAAATACTTCCTGAAATATGGAAAACAATAATTGTAGGAAAATATATATCAAAAATTGAAAATGGGGACCTTGATTACTTTATCAACAAGGATTATAGTGATGATCTAGCAATAAATCCTAATAATAAAGTTATTATTGAAGCCATCGATAGAATGAGGTCCTCACTAAAAGACATGAATCCAGATGATAAGGCAAAATCTATGAAATATATTCAGAATTTATCAAAATTATCATTAATGTGTTGATTATTAATTATTGATTGTTAATAAATATATATTATAATTAGTTCAATTTAAACATATTAATTATAATAATGTTATAATTACCGATGTCAAATGACACACAAGTTCCTCAAGAATTTGCCCGAGTATTGAAAGATTTTGTCCGTGACCTAAATAATACATTTCCCGAGTACACACCATTAATTAGTAAGTGGTGGAAGTTCGAAAGTGAGTATACATACATCGAAAATGAAGAAGAGCGCAAGGAGGCACTCGAACAAGGTATTACTACTAGTACAAAAATTGCATTTGACTTTTGCAAGAAACGGCTAACTCATAGATTTATTGATATTTTATATCAGAACGAGGAAATATTCAAACCTGATTCTACGATTGATACTGAGTTTTTACCACATATTCATTTCAAAACATTATGGAGTTTTGACATTAGTGATAAAACACGTGAAACTATGTGGAAATACTTGCAGTTGATTGTTTTTTCAATAATAGGTACATTAGAAAATAAGGAGGCATTCGGTGACACTACCAAATTGTTTGACCTGATTAACCAAGATGAATTTAAAACCAAGCTGGAAGATACCTTAATTAAAATGCAAGAAATATTTGATTCTTCTAATAATGCAACCGCAGACACAGACACAGACACAGACGGTGAGAATAAGAGTGCTAATAACAATACGTTTAATATGGAAGACATACCTAACGCACAGGACATTCATGAACATATAACGGGAATGCTAGACGGAAAATTGGGAAACTTGGCGAAAGAGATTGCTGAGGAAACCGCGCAAAACATTAATTTGGACATGGAAAACGCGGGTGATATGAAAGACGTTGTGAACAATCTGATTAAAAACCCAAGTAAGTTGATGGGGTTGGTTCAGAGTGTGGGAAGTAAGTTGGATAACAAGATGAAATCAGGAGAGATTAAAGAAAGTGAATTAATAAGCGAAGCTACGCAAATTATGAATAAGATGAAGAACATGCAAGGAATGTCAGAGGTTCAATCTATGTTAAGCAAAATGGGTATGCCTGATATGGGTGGTTTAGGTGCGATGGGTGGTTTAGGTGCGATGGGTGGTTTAGGGGGTAATGCAAAGCTTAACACAGGAGCTATGGAAGCACAACTAGAACGAAAAATGAAATTAGCCAAACAGAAGGAAAGAATGAAGAGTAAACTAGAAGCAAATAAAAAAGCTAAAGCAGATGAAATTGCAAGGCAAATAAGGGAAATGCAATCAATAACAGTTGAACAACAAGAACAAAGCAAAAAAGATATATTAGATATATTTAGTAATACCAACCAAGAGGGTTGCGAGTCATCTTCAGCATCAGAGAACAAGCAGAATACGCAGAATAACCCTAATAAACAGAATAAACAGAATAAACAGAATAAAAAGAAGAAGGGCGCAAAAAAGTAAATAAACTAATTAAATTAAATCTATATAAAATTTAATTTAAAAATATGGTATATTAAGTGATAATGTTAAGTGATAATGTTAAGTATTATGCGAGTTACTTATTATTCAAATTGTTTGAAATATTTTTGTTTTTATTTCCTGCTTTTCCACCAACACTTGCTTTAAGAATACTGGTTCTTACAATTTATGTAATCTCGCATATTTTAGGAGTTCAAACAGAATATAAAAAATACAAAGAAGTTACTTTGAACAGCTTAAGATTACAAATGCATGAATCAATAAAAGAATATATACAAGAACCACCCAACGATAGTAAAGGAATCACAATAGAAAAAAAAAGATATTTGAAAACGAATAACAGTTTTTAAAAAACTGGTTATATATATATAAATGATTTCATTTTGGTCAAATGATCCTTACATATTATTTAATAAAGATTATATATTTGATATATGGCCACAGGCTAAAATGACACAAGAAGAGCGATTTAACGCAGTTACACGATTTATTATTTTAATCACAGTTCTAGGATATATTTTAACATCTTCAGTAAGATTATTAGTCGTAGGAGTTATTACAATATTTGTCATATACCTTTTTTTCAATTACAATACATCAAAATGCAAAAAAAAAGAGGGGTTCTCAAAGGGTGGGCAAATAAATGTGATTGCCTCGAATCAAGACGGTAAAACAGGAAATTCAAATGGGAATACATCTACGAATGGTGTAGAATTAAATCAGGTGCTACAAAATAATTTTAAGCCAGGTAACCAGAAAAATCCATTTAGTAATGTATTGCTAACCCAAATTAACGATGAACCAAAAAGATTAGCAGCACCACCTGCCTTCAACCCTGATGTAGATACTAATATTACAAAGGATGTTAAGAAATCAGTACAATTCATGAACCCTGATATAGAAAACACGAATAAACAATTATTCGGAAGTTTATGGGAGAATTTTAGATTAGACAACTCTAATCGTGTCTTTTATACTACTGCTAACACGCGTGTTGCTAATGACCAGGGTGCCTACGGAAAATTCTTGTATGGTAATATGCCATCTGCAAAGGGAAGTAGCATAGAAGACAACATTCAAAGAGAGAAGAATAACTATCGTTATACATTTTATTAATTTTGATTTCTATATAAGAGGTAATATACTAATACATCAATTTATATAACAATTTATATAACAATTTATAAACTATTTAGTAAAATAAATTATTATATATTATATATAATAATGTCTCAAAATACATCTAGCTATACCTTTGATAAAATGTCACGCATAGGTTTAGATAACTGTAGCATATCTCAAGAAGAGCTACAGAACGTAAATTCTTGCAATTATTCCCTACAAAATTACTTTTCTAATGATTCTACTATGAAAAAACCTATTAACTTTGCCACATCACAACCAGGTGTTATGTATAACGGTGGTCATAATAGTGCCAGCGGCGGGTCTAATATTAACGAGTCATCCTACCTACAGATTGGAACTGTTCAAACAAACCCCAAATGCAGAATTGACTTATTTCAAAGACCATTCGCCACAGTACCATATTTAGGAAGAGGTGCTGTTAATCCTGTGATTGAATCACAAATTCAACAAGGCGAAGCCATAACCAACAAAAAAAGTATTACCAATACAACAGAGCAGAGTTATATTAAATATCATCATACACCTTTATTACCAGCTGTAAAAGATAAGGTAACTAATCCTGCAAATAGTGTTGAGGGTGTTGCACATGAAGGATGGGTTCGTGGAGGTGTACCATCCCGTGAATTAACTAGAGATAGTGATTACTTCGACAAACACACCACCAAACAATACGTGTAATTAATTTGAATCAATTACAATTTAAATACATATTTATGAATAAATAGATAGTATAAATATGTATAATAGTAATTATAAGTGTTGGTATGATAATGAAGATATAATGTTTTCACGTGATGAGCTACAAAAATTATCACAAGAGGACAAACACGATATTAAAGACGTGATATATAAAGAAGACTTTTTGAATATATTTGGATTGAATATATTCGATGAAAAAGCTATTAACGAAGAAATGGAACTTTTATACGAAAGGGTTAAAGGCATAGAATCTCTACATCCATTATTGGATACTTTAGCAAACAGAATGTTATCAGATGATAGATTCGATGGGTTTTATGTACTGTTTTCATATGATTATTTGTATTTATTTCACCAATTTTTGTGCGACATTATCAATAGTAATAATATAAATACTGGAATAATTAAGCAATTAACTGAAATGGTCAAAAATTAATATTTTTTATTATATATAGAATGGCTTCTACTAGAAATATTAATACATCTGGCGATTACTGCTTACAACAAAGGCAATATCAACAAAATTCCAATTATACTTTGTATCCTAACTCACAGTACGGAGCAGCATATGATACCAGATTAGCTGGTAATGGGTTAAATCCAGGACAGATACCTGATAACAAATTATCTAAAAATTCCACAGATATCGAATCCTTTTTGCTTGGAATCAATTCTACTAATTTGGTAAACCCTGCCGCGCCTGTGAAACCCAAGTTGAATGAATTACCTACTTTTAATTTGTATAAAAAAGAGCCAGTTGTTATGCCTTATCCTCTTAAAATTGAAAAAAACCAACGACCTTTTCCTACACCGAATTAATTACACCGACTAAAAAGAAAAATGAGACAAATACCAAACAATATAAACAACTTTTATTATAAACTATTATGGAATCTGGACAAGTATTATTGTCTGGAATGATGAGCGGACTTATACAAACAATAGTCGGGTTTCCATTAGACACACTTACTGTTTGGAAGCAGAACAATCGTAAATCAGATATTACGTTCGCAAATCTATACAAAGGGATAAAATACCCACTAATACAAAACCCAATACTTTGTGGTAGTGGATTTTTTTTTAGTGACTACTTTTCAAGGATTACCAATAATTATTTGGTATCATCCTTTTATACAGGGATTATTAATAGCACAATACTGACACCATTCGACTATTATAAGATTAATCGACAGCAAAACTTACCTACTAATGTATTACAATCATTCAATAAAGTTCATATAGTATCTATGCGAGAAAT